CGCCGTTCTCGTTGCACAGTGCCAGTACCAAGAAGCGTGGCCGGAAAGCCTTCATTTTGTCTGCGGCGTAACCATCCTCGAAGATATCGCGCTCTGTGCCTGAGAGTGTTTTCAGCCACACACTGCCGCCCCACTCACTTACATGAACTTCTTCCAGGGTTACGTCTCTGGCAGACATAATCAATGATTTGCTCAGACTAGACATTTAAACACTCCTATTAGGGCGTACCTTCAAAATCGGTAAGCCGGAACTTCATTGTGCCTCGGACTAAATCACCAAATTTAAGCTGCGTTGACGACGATTCGTGTACTGCATATTTAGTGACAGAATAATTTGCGCAGGCAAAAGACAATTGTTTTACTGTTCCAATTGTCGAAGTAGCGTCGAAGCCACTTGAGTGCAGATAGTCAACGCTTATAGATCCACCAGACCATGCGCCTGTTGGCACCATATGAATGTGGTTGACCGGGTGCATGGTTTCTTCTGGAATAAGTCCAGTCATGTCCACCACCTCTGCGACGGCACTTTCGACAGAGAGTGCCACAATGGTCGCACTAACGCCGTCGAAAGTGAACGTGCCGCCTTGGGCAGTAACGCCAGCCATGAGTCACGATTACGCAACTCGGAACGTCGCGTTCCCTTTGATGAGATCGCCCACGCTACCGCCGACGCTGGCCGACATACACGTTGCGTTACCGCTGAAAGACATCGGGCCCGTGATTGCGAGCGAGCCGGACGTACCAGCGGCAAGCACGACTGCGGAGATGTAATCGATACTAACTTCGCGGTCTGTTGCAAATCCACCGACGTACTCTTTCCTTGCACCTGGGGCAATGCCCAGGTGGGAGCCATCGACCAGGTCGTTGGTGTCGGAGACTTGTACGCTTGTGACATAAAGGGTTGTACCTGTCCAAGTGAACGTCAGACCCTGTGCGCTTGTACCAGCCATGATTAAGCCTCCTTGCCTAAAAAACTACTAATCCGAGGCTTCCTGCCACCGGATTTGATAAAGTTGTCGAACCTCGTATGCGGGCGGCAACTGTGCCCCGATCTGTGTGGGATCGAGGAAGTCGTCCGTTTCCGATACGAGCCTCATATCTTGAATTGTAGCATTTGCCAACGTGCCGGTGTGACCATCCAGTGATAGTCGCACGGCCTCTGCAAGCTCGCGCACAGAGTCATAGGTCATTGCCCACGACGATATCTGTAGGCTTACAAGCGGCATGAACATGGGGCCAGACAGAGTGCTCTCGCGGATGATATTCGCCCGCTTGTAAACGATGAACGGCAGGCTCGCCCCTGTCCTTGGCACTGCGATCGGGTAAATCTGGAAGCCCACGATCTTTGCTACCAAGGGGGTCGTGGCTAGACGCAGATAAACGTGTCTCTCTGGCGAAATGAGCATACTAACCACCCCCCGACGAAAGTGTGGCAATGCTCCTCTTGATCGCGCCGGTCAGCGATGCAAGCACCGCACCAGACACCTCTGAGATGGTGTGTTCCATGTGGTGCTGGGCTGGCATCGCACCATACGTTTCGCCTGGGTGCAGCGTCATCGGCCGTTGCCCGTTGCCGCCCCAACTATTAAAATCGTGGTCACCGCCCGACCCCTGCTTGGCTAGGCGTGTCGGCTCGTTGCGGCTGCCCATTAAGAAGTAGTGGCCTTTTGCCATGTTTTTAAATTGGGCATCGGTTGCGGAGGAGTGAAATGACATCTTCCGGTTGATCATCGTGTGGACGTTGATATAGGTGCGGCGATTCTGCGTGCCAGGCTTACGCGGGCCACTGCCGAATTCCACTAACCACGCCGCGTTACCCGATCCTGACTTTTGAGTTGCCCCGCCTGTGCCTGTCTGGAGCGGGCCGGTGATGGCAACGGCCGCCTTATCGTATTTGCGGGTGTAGGTGCGAGTGGACTTGGCGAGGTTGCCGGTGACGATGCCGACCTTTCTCTTATACGTTTCAGCGATGGGCTTCGACGCTTCCTTGACTGCATCAATGAGCATTTTCTGCCCGGCAGAGTCGCTCATGCCGAGCTTCTTAGCCAATTCTTCTAGCCTTTTCGCTAGCTCCCTAGTTCCGGCGGTCTGGATTCTGACGAAGGCATTCGCCATCGACTTGCCGGTCGATTCGCCACCAAAGTCTCTAGGTGTAGGGTTGCTTGGCTGGAACATTTTACGTCGCTTCTCTGACTAGTAGCTCATGCATCGTGCGTGTCTCTCGCTCGACGACGCTCGCAATCTCCATTGTACGTTCACGCCACACGATCCTATGTTCATGCGTGATCGCTGGCATGAACCGGATGCGTACTTTGTGGCTGGCGATTACGTTGGCCTGCATGGCTTGCAGAACCTCCCGGCTGGACAACCCATCGACGCTCGCCCACACCGTTGCGATGGTCGTCCAAGCAAGCGTGGCTTCGCCCATAGGGCTGCGTGACTCCGTAGGAGCCTGCACCTCGACACGCTCTCGCATGAGCCCTGCCTTTATCACGATACTGATCCTCCACCGACGATCGCGATGTCATACTGGGCACCCACCGCACCGGAGACGGTAGCCGTTCCAACGCCGCACCCGGCGCCAACGGGGGCAATAAACGTAGCCACGCCGCTGGCCTGCACCGTCACTCCACCAGCAGGGAACGCGGCATTGCTAAACACCAGTGCCCCGGCACTCTTATTCTTGATGTAGACCGCTCTGGTGCTAGTAAATGTCACCGTCGCTGACGCACCGTCGCGAACGTCTGAGAGTGCCGCCAGATTCAGCGTGTCGGTGCCGCCACCACCAATGGTTCTAGAGTCGCTCCAGGCTACTTGTGCCTGGTCTGTGCCGGTGCCGTGTGTCAGTGCCGACGAGTACACCGCTGGGGTGACTCTCGTCGTCGAGGACAAGTCGCCTGCGCTGGACTCATGCGACACTACTGAGATCGAGATCTGTGCTGAGAGGCTCATGCTTGGTTCCCCATGATGTAAATTTCGTATGCTTCGCCAGCGACACCACCCAGCCGCATGATGCTGCCGCCGACAGTCGTCGCAAAACCTGTCGAGTCTGGGCAGGCGAGCAACATTGCCCCGCCCTGCCTGATTGGGTAGCCACGCAGAGTCAGGCTGCCGAGGTTGATCATCGGCATGAAGTTCCAGGCTTGAGTGTCTACGAGGAAGTTGGAGAATTGCGATCCACTGAGCCCGGCAGTCATCCCAATGGACGACGACGTAGACCTGTTCTTCAGACAGATGAGCTTTACCGTCCCGATCCCGATGCTCGACATATCGATGTCTACATAGCCACCGGCAGGAAACGAGTTCGTGTCGCTCCAGACCTTGTCGCAATCGCCTACGTTAAAATCAAAGCTCACAGAGTTGCTGGTGATCGACTGAGTAAGCCCGTGGACTCCTTGGGACACCGCATCTACGCTCGCGCTGATTTGGGCAGTGAGCGTCATCGGTAGCCACCCCAACCGCTGGCTGCGATGAGCGTCTCAAACGTGAGCGGCACCACGACTGCGTTGCCCGAGGTAACCGGCTCCCTAGCGGCGAACCAATGGCCGATCAAAAGAAGCATCGAGTGCCTGACGACCGCGGGCACTGAGGCACCGGACGCACCGTAACCGGCAGTCCAAGTCACGGTGACGCTGTTCTCGTCGCCTCTGGGCACCGGCCACGCCTGTGACCAGAGAGGGTAGATCCTGCCTGGCGTTGCATTGGAGTCGGACTGAAAGGTTGTCGCACCGCTGACGATCGTCGTCACGCTGCCATCTGTCTGCCGGTAGGCTACGGTGACAGATGTGTTCTGCATCGGCGGCCGGGGCAGGAGTAGCTCCCACAGTGGGAAGCAGTCATACTTAGCCTGCCAAGTGCTTGTGATCAGCGTCATGTCTAGACGCTCCTCAATGTACTCTCTGGCTACCGTGATCAACGTCGTGATGTAGGCATCGTCTGCGGTGCTGTCCACGCGGCAGTGGGCCTTTGCCTCTGCCAGCGTGATTGGCTCGACGCTAGGCTGTACTGTCTTGACCAGGCTGCGGTATCCGGTGATCGATGCGCCGGGCGACTTTGGCTCGCTGTAAAATATTGCTGTCATGTCTTTCTCTTCCTTGTCTTCATGTTGGCTGTTTCGTACCGCTCTTCGACCGATGCCGTCTCGATCTCTTCGACTCGCTCAACCACGCCCCGGCGAACAAGGAGCGAGGCGAAACCATCGCCCCAATCAAACTCC